GCATCCGCGCCTGTGATCTCGCCCCGTGCGATTTTGGAGCAGTAGGAAACACGCTGGGCGCAAAAGCCGGTACCGTCGTCACCCGCCGTGGTGACCGCCATGATGAGCTTGTTGCCGTATGCCTTCGTGGCGTCCTTCAGACGGCCATAAGGGATGGCGTTCTTGTACAGTTCCAGCTCATCCAGCAGGACAACGTTTGCGTTGAAGGCGTCAAACACGTCCGGTTTGTAGGCAAGCGCTTCAAAAGAAATCTGCCCATCCCAGATCGGGCCTTCAAAGCTATGACCGAGGGAGCTGTCCAGCATCCGCAGGCCGTGAGCGGGGTCAATGTCCATGGTCAGCCCCAGCCGGCGGAGGTTATAGCGAAGAAAACCGAAGCCCTCCATGTTCTGCTTCATAGAGCCGGACACGGTTTTGATCTTGCTGAAGGAACGGGCGTACCAGAGGCCCACCGCCCAGCAGAAGGATGTGGCGAAGGGCGTCTTTCCGTTCTTCCGCGCCAACATCGCAAGCACTTCCTGGAAACGCCGGAGGTCGGTGCCGGGGTAGAAGAAGCCGCAGACGTTGTAGATCACGAATAGCTGGAAGGGTTCCAGTATCAGGGGCTTGCCCCGAAGGGGACGCCCCAGCAAATCCTCGCCCTGCTGGTGACAAAACAGGCTTTCGATGATCTCGATAATGGCTTCCGCCATGCCGGTGCGGAAGTTCCACATGGGGTTTCGCAGGTCGGCAAGGTACCGGCGGGCAGCTGCCTGTGTATCCAGGCAGGCGTCCGGGCTGTCAACGGTGTCCCGGGCGTAATCCAGGACGATGGACTCATGGGGTGCCGCCATTGTGATTCCCCCGGATGCCGTCCAGCAGCTGGGACAGCATCGGATTTGCGGAAGATGCAGGCGCAGCGACATCCCCGGAGGGGGCGGCCTGACGCCGGAGCCGCTGCAATCCCTTCGGCGTTAAGCCGAGGGAATCCTGACGCGCCAGAATATCCCGGCGAAGCTTGGAAATTTCCGCGTACAGCGGGTCCGTGATGGACGGCGCGGTCTTCGGATCCGGCGCCGTGGCCTTCCATTCTTTCATTGCCCGGCTCAGCTCCCGCTCCTGGATGCAAAGCACGTGGATTGCGCCGTCAAAGGCCGGGTCGTAGACGCCCAGATCTGTCAGCTGCTGGATATATTGCTGCTCTTTTGCCATTTTCGTCACCTCCGTGTACCGTGTCCGGGTTCCGCGTCCGCGTTCCATGTGCGCATCGTGGCCGCATACGCGCCCGGGTACTATGCGGCGCAAAAATTTTTTGAAAAATTTCGCCGCCGCGTGTGAAAGGAGTTCCCCGCCCAGCTGTAAGCGTCCCTAAAATTCGGCGGAAGGGGGTGGGGGGGTGCGATTTTTCCAGGAAAGCCCCAGCGCCGTGAGCTTTCGCGTATCCCGGTCGTGCATGGCGTCATGGGCCGAGCTGGTGAGACTGACCAGGTTCCACAGGCAGTAGGCATATTCTGGGTAGTCCTCTGCCGGCCAGATGTGATGCACCACCGTGGCCGGGACGCGCTTTCCATACCGAGCCGCCTCCCGGCAGTAGCCCTTATCCCGGCGCAGAGCCAGCTGGCGCAGTTTCCGCCAGCGTTTGTTTTTGCGGCTGTAGTCGAACATACGCCACCTCCGGGGCAAAAGAAAAAGCCTGCACCAAGCATCGCTCTTGCGATACATGGCACAGGCTCAAGGCACAGGCACTCGGGAAATATTCACGATCAGCTCAGCGCCGCAGCGCTTGCATTTTACCGGCAGATTCTTCGCTGTCGTCTCCGGCAGCAGGTAGGCAACCACGCCCCTCCGGCATATCGGGCACAAGGCTTTTTCCCTTGTTTCCGTTATTTTACCACACGCGGGAGAAATATGCAATAGCCGCGAAAAAGTTTGTTTCTGTGTGTCCATTGGTTAGTACCTCCCTCCAGCCGATATAGGAGGAAGCACCCCCTATTCGTCACATGTTTTCAATGTAAATGATGGTCTTATATCCGCCGTATCCGGGAAGCTGCACCGGGTCGCTCAGAGCGGTACAGCCTGACGGAACGCTGATATCAATCGCGTCGGAATCAAATGTTGTGTAGGTAATCTGCGGCCGGACAAGCCCCCGGCTTGCCGTCCACATCTGTTCGCCGGGAACGTAGACTCCAAGCTCGCGGGGTTCCCGGCACATGTAGTGGACCTTGTCCAGAATCTCGTCCCAGTCCTTGAGTTTGCGCATATGCACATGCCCCCACTGCCAGAGGGATTCCAGCTTCTCCTGATCCATGTCGTCCTCGTACCGGAGAATCATATGGTGGTGGAGCCGCCGACCGCCCCGGCTGGTAGTCAGTTGGGTGCAGTAGACATAGCGCAGCGCGTCCTTGTTGTCCTTGCGGTACTTCCGATACCAGCGCATGGACTTGCGCCAGTACTTCCGGGATTCCTCCCGGCTCTCCGGGAGGAACGTATCATCGTAGGTGAGCGTCACCCACCAGTCGCCCGGGAGGAAATTCGCACACGCCAGCATCAGAAGCTTTTCATAGCTGGTTTTCAGGTTTGCCCGCTTCTTGTCTTCGGCGGAAATGCTGATCGCCCGCCGCCGGGTGTTGACGGTAGGATCGCGGGGCGAGTAGAGTGCCTGCCGGACGACCCGCCCGGCTCGCATGGTGCTGAGTATCTTGATACCACCACCCCCTACCCGCAGGCACGGCGGCGGAAGAATACCGTGTAGGTTTCCTGATACTGGGTGACGGAGATCAGGTCATAGCCGTGCCGGTTGATATAATCCATCGTCCGCAGCAGCTCCGGCCGTCCCTCGCAGACCTGAAAGTCGTAGATATACCAGTGCGCCAAAAAGTTCGGCCCCACGACGACCTTTGCGTTTTTAGCCATCGCTGTCCTCCTCTTCAACATAGCGCCAGCTCCGTGGTGGACAAGTAAGATTCACGGACGCTGCTCCGAATTTTGTTGCGCGCAAACCTGTAAACTCGCCCAGAGGTTTCGGCTTATCATAGATTTTCAGGCGGGAAATGTGCCAGGCGTACCCGTCTTCGCCGTCTAGGTATTTCTCAAGCTGACCTATCGTTAGGCAACTATCGGAAAGATTAAAGGAATTATCTACCGTATAGCGATCTTTCATGGCCACTAGGTTAATACCAGGGCACCCGGTGAAGCCAATGTGGGTTAACCATGTGATCTTGTCACACTCAAACTCCCCGACAACATATCCGGGCTTTCCTCGTAACCCGATCATTGCACTTTTCGTGTAGTAGATGTAGCACTTAAACGGCATTTCCAGACAAGGCCGTGTCTTCCTAACTTCCTGTGTCTTCTTTCCAAACAGAATCTTCTCCGCCCACTCCGGGCGGATGCTGATAAGTACCGCTTCAGCCATCGCTGTCCTCCTTCTGCCGTTTCCGGATGAAGATGGAGGTACACTTCGCGCCGTTGCCCGCAAGCCACTGGAGGACGCGGGCGAAGGACGGCATTACCAGACGGTGCGCCTTTTCGACTTTGAAAATGATTTCCCAATCACATCGTGCCATCCGCAGCCTCCTGTTCCTTCTTCAGAAGAGCCGCCGCTCTTTCAGCGTCGCGCAGGCTGAACCCAAAGTCCCGGATATCGGTCAGCAAGCGAAGCGTTTCCGGATTGGTAGACTTTATGGGCATCCCGCAGCACGGGCAGGGGTCGCCGGTTTTCAGCAGCTTCATTTGCGCATCTCCTTTCGCGTTTCGGTTTTCGTGATTTTCTTTCCATGGAGGCGGACAGTGTAGCCCGCCTCCAGCAATGTCAGCTCAACCAGCCGAGGATATCGGCAACTTTCCGCCGCCTGCAAGACGATCTCCCCGGAGGGATTTGTTACAGTGTAGGGGTAATCAGCCATTGCCGCCCTCCTCAATCCATCCGCAGCGGCTATTGCAATCACCCTTATCGCATTGCAGGCAGCACGTCGCCGGTTCCGAGCAGCAGGCCGCTGCACCGCATCTCCCGGAGCCACTCATCCCCGTGATGCAGGTGCCGATTTTCGGCGGCAGCGGGATCCAGCACCGCACTTGGAAGTCGTAGTCCGTGATAGGGGCGCCGAGTATCGTCCACTGTTCCCCGTCCCAGTCCCAACTTTCCAGCATCTGATCCGCGCCGCCAGGGTCGTAGCCAATGACAGCATACGTCCCGGCTTTGTCCGGGTCGCCCGTCCGCCAGCCGGTGCCCCAATTGGGTACATCGGAGATGGGCTTCTCCGGCACGTCCCGCCCCAGCATGTAATCAATGCTGCATCCCAGCAGATCAGCTGTTTCGATCAGTCTCTTGGCCTCCCGAGCCCAAATAGATCCGGGCATCCGGTCGTTCAGGCTGACAGCTGATCCATCTTCCAGACCTGTAAGCCGATCCATATCCTTCGCATAATGCCACCCCAGGGAAGTTGTTACGAAATCATCGGCGGAAATATTACGCTCTTTTCTGAGCTTGCCAACACGGCTGTACGACAATGCCAGAAGATCGCGTTCCGGCTGCTCTTTAGCCTTCTGT